CTAAGTGTTGGATTAGGTATTGCCCTTGTTCTTCTAGCCGGGTCTTTTAAAATGTATTATGACAAGTCACAAGCTGAACTAGATGCGTTTCAAATAAGGTTAGAACGGTCTATTCAGAACCAAAAGCTGCTTGAAAGCACTATTGAAGAACAAAACGACAACTTGAAACAAACCCTTGCGAACCATGACCTTTTGCTTTCCCAAGTAGAAAGACTACAAAAAGAAAACATGGAAGCCCAAAACGAGGTCACAGATATCAGAAAAAAGTTTTCTCGGCACTCACTCGATGTGCTGTCAGTCAGGAAGCCTAAACTTATTGAAAACATCATAAACAAAGGCACAAAGCAGGTGCTAAATGATCTTAAAACAATCACCAACCCGTACCAATTTGATGAAGCTAAGCCTATTACTAATACTTCTGCTGGTTAGCGGATGTTCTATGTTCGGGCCAAGTCGGGATATTCCTGAAGTTAAACCCGTTGAAGTAGTAACGGTTGTTAAGAAAGCCCCTGTTTATCACCCGCCTTTACCTAATGAGATAGACCCGGTGCCCGTAGAATGGACCGTGTTAAATCCTGAATTAATGCAGGAGTATCTTGACGATTTAAACGAAGGCAACGCGCCTACAAATGTCTGGTACGCCCTTACAACCAAGGGTTACGAAAATCTTTCTACTAATATGGCTGAAGTAAAAAGATATTTAAGGCAGGTGTTGAGTATTTTAAAATATTACAAAGAACTGGATGAAAAGGAGCCTGAAACTAATGAGTGAGAAACTAAGAGAAATGCTTAGAAGACACGAAGGGGTTAAAAACTTTGTGTATCTATGTAGTGAAGGTTACGAAACAATAGGCGTAGGCCGAAATATCGCAGACTCTGGCTTGGGTCTTTCTGATGATGAAGTTGATTACCTGCTAGATAACGATATTAAACGTGTAAAAGAAGAACTTTCCGATGAGTATTACTGGTTTGGTGGGCTTAATGAAGCAAGGCAACACGCCATGATAGACATTTCCTTTAATCTTGGTCAGACCAGATTAAGAGGATTTAAAAAAGCTCTTGATGCTATGGCTACTGAAGACTTTGATAGAGCTGCCGATGAATTCATGGACAGTAGGTGGGCGGAACAAGTTAAGGGTCGCGCACCAGAAGTTACTGAAATGATACGAACAGGAGAATACGCTTAATTATGTATAAGATGTGGTAAGATTGTATTCGATGATGTAATATCTTGCTACATGAGTGAAATCGATGTAGTTCAGTACACGCAAAAGGTCATTCGTGAGCGACAATCGCAAATAAATGACGTGTTGATCGGAGGCTCTGTTAAAAATATGGAACAATACCGAGAATGCATGGGTGAACTACGCGCCTTAGAATATGTTCTGGGAGAAATCTCAAGAATGTTAGAAAATCAGGAATTAATAGATGGCTGAAGCTTCAGAAGAAAAATCCGGTATTTTAGACGACTGTTATGTTGCTCCAGAAGACCGCGTGTTAGACCCTTCCCTTATTGATTCATCTGCAATAGATAGACTTCCCCAACCTACCGGTTGGCGTCTTCTAATCTTACCTTTTAGACCACCCAATAAAACAACGGGTGGCATTTATCTTCCCGATAAAGCTGTGGATGATTCGGCAATACAAACTAACGTAGGTTACGTTTTAAGACTGGGACCTCTTTGCTACAAAGATCAAGAAAAGTTCCCGGGAGAACCTTGGTGTGCTGAAAAAGATTGGATCATCTTTGCTCGTTACGCCGGTTCTCGCTTTCGTTTAAACGAAGATACTAAAGCCGCTTTTGGTAGTGAGGTTCGGATTTTAAACGATGACGAAGTGTTAGCTGTTATTCAAGATCCAAACGATATTTTCCACAACTAAGGACAAGATCTATGGCAAAAACCGCGCATGAGGCCGATGACGGCCAAGTAAATTTAGATTTTGATGAGGAACCGCAAGAAGTAGTACTTCAAGAAGAAGTTACTGCGGAAAAACAAGAGACTTCTGAAGCTGTAGTAGAAACTGCACCAGAAGAAGACGAGGTTTCTCAGCAAAGCAAAAAAGTTCAAAAACGTATTAATCAGCTTACTAAACGAGCTAAAGAAGCGGAAAGGGAGCGCGAAGAAGCTTTCCGTTATGCTCAAGCTGTGCAGCAAGAAAGCGAAAAACTTAAAAGCCGTATGAACAATCTCGATAAAAACTATATCGATGAATACGGTAATCGTGTTATGGCAGAGCAACAGCAAGCACAAGAAGAGCTTAGAAAAGCTTTGGAAATGGGCGACACAGATGCTTCTGTGGCTGCTCAGACAAAAATATCGCAATTGGCGGTGGCCGCAGATCGTCACCAACAAGCAAAAGCGCAACGCGAACGACAGC